CTTCCTCGGCATCTACACCCATGAACTGACCGCACCATAATATGCAGGTCTGTATACCGTCACTCACATTATCAGCAATAGTAGATAAAATTGAACTCTCACCAGTAGCATCTATACGGCTCTGAGTGGCTGTTTTATTGCCTGTATTTTCTACCATTCTAGCGCCCAGCTTACGCATTTGATCTTCTTTGCGCTCCATTAGCTTGTCGGCTAACTGGTTTTCACTAGCCTGTACTGAGCTAAATCCGCCTGACTCACCTAGAAAGTGACCAGCCATTGAGCCTACAGTTATCCCGTTAGGGTTAGCTTCTGCGAACTGGCTCATGCTCATAGAGCTAGATACGCCTAAAGTTAATTGACCATGGATAAAACAGTTTTCTTCAAGGTCTGCGCTATTACGATAATGAGCAATGTTGACGTTAGCAATATCCGCAAGTGGTGGTACATCAACCGAAGCATCGTTATTTTCACTACCGATAATAAATAACGGAATAAAATCGAAGCTTGAGCCGTCAGAGCGTTTAGGCGTGAATTCTTCACCATAAGGCATTTCTTCCCTGTACAGCTGTTGAGTATATACACCATCTCGCAGTCTCAGCACTCTGTACTGCTTCTTTAACTCATAGGTAAACTCATCTTCATCGTCATCGTATAGCTCGCACAATACAGCTAGGGTTAGTATCTTACGCCCAGCAACAACGGACACATTCCAGTTAATAAAATTCTCTGCTGTATAACGGTTAATAGATGCCTGTGGTTGGATTTGCTGCGTCTGCTCAAGGGTTAAACCCTGCTCTAGCTGTGGGAAGTCAACTAATAGAGCGTGGCGACCTTTACCGATAACTTCACCGCACACATCTTTAGCTAGGCTGCTTAGTGATTCACCAGCGCCATCGGCATTTTCTAATAAGTATTCTAACTGGTCTGGTATCTCAATCTCAGGCTCAGACCTAAATATAGCGCCAGTCAAACCCTCTTTAGTTCTACCTGTAAAGTTTACAAATACAGCGCGATTAATATAGCTAATATACCTGCTGTCCTCTGTAGTTACGCCTTCCATAGGTCGTAGGTATTCTGCTCGCTTATCTTTTACTGCTCGCTGCCCTTCGCAACAATCAGTTACCCTTGTCCACTCATTAACATACTTATCAAATTCTGGATTTTGCTGGTCTACGCTCATAAGATCACATCACAAATTTAAACGGCACTGCCGCTATCGGTTTATTTATCGGTAACTCATACGCTATAGGATAAGTCGCCGCATCAATTAAGTGGTCTAGCCCGCTAGTCTTATCAGGCATTCCGTTAGCATCATAGCTTAACTGTTCGAGATTGCTAGTTAGCTCTTGACATTTATCTGAGTTTAACATAACGGCGCTAGATTCAAAGGCTGAATTTGCAGCCATAACCCTGTCCTTAATTAGTGGGTTTTTCTTATGCGCTCGTATCTCAAAGCCAGCAGACTCTAGCAAAGATATATCGCTTATAGAAGCGTCTACAGTCTTACGGCTACCGCCACTGGCATCAGGGTAAACAATAATAGAATGGTCTATAAACTTCTGCTTTAAGGCTGTAATCATCGAGGGCGTGTCATATATACCCACAAGCTCATCTACTGCGTGCATCTGCCCTGCTCGGTCAACGTATACTACTGCGCTCATATTGGTTACGTTAAAGTCCATACCGATGAATAGAGTGTCATAAGTCTCGACTACCTCACTACTAGCGTTTTTAGCTCTATCGTAGCCAGTATAGACTGTACCCTGCGTTAAGTTTACAAACTCACCTTGTGTATACGCCTGAAGTAATTGGCTAGGATAAATAGCTTTCAGATTATCTAAGTAGTCAGGCGGTAAGTGCGGGTTAGATGCTGTAGGAGCTTGAATTATTTCATAGCCCTGTTTAGGTTCTTTTTTCCAGGTTTTATAGACAAACTTAAACCCCTCTGGGGTAGTTGTAACGCCTATAGTGTTCGGCTCACCGCTAGGCTTAACTTGCCTATTACGCGCCATAATTTCCCTAAAAGCAGCTGCTGCGTCATCTGTCTTGAGTGTATCTAACTCATCTATATCTGCGTCTGCGTGCTCATAACCTATAATACGGTTAATATTTTCCATCGAGCGAAATATAATTTTGCCATTACTTCCTAGATCAATATAGTTTAGTGGTGACTTATGTAGCTTATAAGGTACTTCTAAAGCCGTTAGAATCTCCTCAAACCTCTGCCATGCGATCATGCGTATAAGGTCATAAGTAGGCTCATAGAAGCCCCTGTTAGTCTCAGGGTTGCGTAACTTACCTATGATACAACGAAGTACAGCCGCCTCAGTCTTGCCAGCACCAAACCCCGCTACTAGCGCAGGGAACTTAGCCGTAGAGTTAATGTATTTAAACTGTGGGCTTGTTGGGTGAAGTCTAGCCATTACACTGCGTCAGGGTTGACTATCTCAATAGATATTTTATCACCATGGTTGTACTGGTCTATTTCTTGCTTATCAGTCTGACCTAGTAGCTGTTTACCTAGCCAGATTGCCATAGTAGGGTTGCCATCTTCGACTAGCTTCATTTGCTGCCGCCTTAGCGATAACTTACCATGCGCTCTGCCTCGATCTACTGCTTGAGTAAACTCAGGTTCTTCGTTATACCTGCGCTGTACAGTCTTAGCACTTACGTTGAAGTAAGCCGCTATTTCATCGTGTGTACAGTTAAGCCTACACAATGACTCAAGAGCCTCTAAGTTAAAATCTATTTTTTCTCTCACTTGACGTACCTTTTAATAATGGTCATTAATAAATAGTTTACCCTACGAACTCAAAAGTTGCAGTTAATCTACCGCTAGAGTTACTACCGCCTAAATTTTGCAAAGCTGACATTCTTGACGGCTTCCTTACCATTAACCAGTTCTTAGAACTGACTAAACCATGAATAAATGAGGGCGCTGAAGTAATAATACGCGTTCTTTTACCCTTATCCCTATAATCCTTACAAAGTGTTGACATAACTCTACCGCCTATACCTATCCCTTGATAGTCAGGCTTAACAACAATTCTATGAATACGCCATGTATTAGGGTACTTGTAATGAACTAATGGTAATAAGCTACACCAAACTACAGGCTCACCGTTTATTTCAGCAACATACTTATGGGCTGATCTATTATGATCTGCGCTTAAATAATGAAACTCTTTAAAAAGTCCCCATTCTTGCTGAGTCGCCTTTCTGATATTGACTTGTATTTCTGGTCGCCTAAGTGACCCCCTATAAAATTTACACTCTGTAGCGTCATAAACCCAGTCAGGCTCTAGCCACTCCTCTATATCATAATGGCATGAAACAGCTATAAACTGCTTGTTTTCCTTTCTAATAAACTTTTGGATAGCTGAACTGCCAATTTGGGCTACCTGCCTATCTACTACAGAAGTAAACTCGTCATATATAACTGGCTTATTTGATTCTAGTATTAATCGCGCTAACTCTGCCCTCATCTTTTGACCGTTAGATAATACAGAAAAAGGTTTTAATCAGTCAGGCGGTGAACTAAAACCTACTTTACTTAGTGCTTCAGTTATCTGTAGCGGTGATAAATTTTTAGCAAAGTCATCAATAACTGCTTTATTGGACCATTTATAACCTGTGAACAACTCATAGTTTTCAAACACTTTTTTAGCTATAGTAGTCTTGCCTGAGCCAGAGCCGCCTACAATTAAACCTATATTCCAGTCCATATCCTCTATAGGTATATCAACGTCAAACTCTTTCCTTACTACATTAGCATCATAATCAAACTGCCCTTTTACCTTTTCGACTCTAAAAGAGCTTTCAATTTTACTTTCTACTACAAACTTTGAACTTGGCATTTATAACCCTTTTCGTCTAATTCGTTAAATATGCGCTCTTGGTGCGCCTCATCATCGCAATTAACTACTATATTGAATACTTGACTATAAGACTCCTCTTTAAGCTCAACCTCATTAGTTAATGGGTCTACAAGGTTCGTTAAAAACTTATCATCGAATCCTAGCTTATCTAAATTAAAGCC